AGTTATCAAGTTACTGCACCAGAAGCAAGTTTGAACATAGGTGGTATTGATGACAATTCAGTTTATATGTTGGTATGTAACAATGTGAACGTAGCAAGTCAAAACGCAGATGTCAATATGAGAGTAGGTACATCAAGTGCAGAAGAAACTTCTGGTGTATATGATTACGTATCACACAATTTATATACAGGTGGTACGTATCCCACAAACTCATTAGGTAGTGCAGGTTATTGGGCTAACGTATTTATTAATATGCAATCAACGTTAGGAAATGGTAATGCCATTATGTACTTACATGATTGGTATGATAGTAATAAATATTCACGTGTTATTTTTGACAATGTACACACTTATACAGGTGCAACACACATTTATGGTGTACAAGGTGGTGGTATTCATAGAATTGCCGCTAGCTATACAGATGTTTATTTAGGATTTGGTGGAAATATAACAAGTGGTAATTTTGGTTTATATAAACTAATTTAATAATAGTGTGATAGAATAAATTTAATTATGGCAACTTTAGAAGAAATTAAAAGTAACACAACTACAGAAGTAGAAGCAATAAAAACAGTTAATGGTGGCGAGGGTTTATTTAAGTCAGTAGATGGTAATAGGCGTGAACTTAATGATGCTGAATATCAACAACATATTATTGATAGGTCTAATTACTTATTTGACCAACAAGAAAATGGTTATAAAGCAGCAAGGCAAGAAGCTTATGGTTCTATACAAGACCAACTAGACATGATGTATTGGGATAATGTCAATGGTACAACTAATTGGCAAGACCATATAGCTGAAGTTAAATCTAACAATCCAAAACCAAGCTAATAGTTTTTAACAATACATGATATAATCGCAATCATGGATTTTGTAATCGGATTTTTATTAGGTTATTTTTTAAAAGAACTTAGTTCTTATATTAAAAGACTAAGTACGTATGACTGGAATAATCGTAATTATTACAATAAAGCATATTTATGGCAAGATGACATTTATATGACAGAGGATGACCTTCCATAATGTGCATGGTTAATCAAAAAGAAGATGGTTCTTTTGTACAGATATGCAACTGCGAACATGGTAGCGATTGTTGCAAGGAGAATAAATGACAAACTCCGACCAGAATTATACACAGAAAGAAATGACTAATAAAATTATGATTGATATTGAAAAGATTTTTAATAAACTAGATGAATTACAAAAAGATATAAATACAAGACCTACTAGAGCGGAGATATATGGATGGATAATCGCTGGAATATCCATCGCAACACTTGTTAACGTTTTAATGTAGGAGAATATAAATGAAAATTGATATGAAAACTATCAAAACATTATTAGTTAGTTTTGTTATAGGCGCTTTTGGATGGGTATTTAACTCAATAGAAGAAATAAAATCACATCAAAACGCATGTGATGCTATGGTAATGGAACTTAATAGTGAACTAGATATGCTTGAAAGCAACTTTAATCAATTACTATTCAAGTTACAAGGATAATGACTGATATATACACAAAAGATTGTGATAATTGCTTACAACCATTTTATGATGACATAGATTCTGATATATGTCATAAATGTTTGGACTTTACTTAAATTATATTAAGCTTATAACATGGCAACACCAGACCACGTAAAAGCACAAATGAAGAAGAATAACCTTAAAGGTGTTAATAAACCTAAAAGGACACCTAATCACAAAACTAAATCACATGTTGTTATGGCTAAAGAAGGTAATAAATATAAATTAATTAGATTTGGTCAACAAGGCGTAAGAGGTGCTGGAAGTAATCCAAATTCTAAATCACAAAAAGCAAGACAAGCTTCTTTTAAAGCAAGACATGCTAAGAATATTAAAAAAGGTAAAATGTCAGCTGCTTATTGGGCAGATAAAGTTAAGTGGTAAAACACAATATTTAGTATATAAAGTAGAAACTTACACTACATCTGGTATCATAATGAGTAATGTATGACATCATTAGCAGAGTTCGTGCTGGTCTTTTAGACCCAAAAAAGCGCACACCTATTAATGAATCGTATATTAAAGGACTAACAGTCCACTACACAGGCGCTGCGGTAAGTCCATCTATGAACGACATAGATGATGTATTTCATTACTTGCAATCAATACAAAAAGACCACATGGATAGTAGGGGATGGGATGACATAGGTTATTCTTTCGCTATATCTAATGTATCTGATGAAATTATAGAACTAAGGGGATTTGGTGTTTATTCTGCACATAGTGGCAGAAGTCAAATCAACCGAACTTTTATAAGTGTTGTATGGTTAGGTGGATTACAAGACAGACCTAATGCTAACGCTAAGAAGGCATTAGAACGTTTAGTTGACATTATCGAAGAAAAATATAACAAAAAGATAATGGTAACTGGTCATAAAGACCACAAACCGACTCAATGTTGCGGAGTTCCTATGTATGACTGGATTCATAGTTCTGAACCTAAATGGAAGCAACCCAAGAAAAAGGCGGTTAAACGATGGTCGAAGGTCAAAAAGAAATACAAGATTCTTTAGATAATTTTGTAAAAGAAAAGCAATCAGTAGTAATCTGGAAAACTCCAGAAGGTGCAAAGCAACTTCAAGAAGTTATAGATTACAAAATAAACAACCCAGAAGTATCAATTAAAACACTATGTGAATACCTAAAACAAAAATGCGGATGGTCATATTCATCAAGGTACATATTTGATTTAATAGCTGGCAGACTGGATGATGCTAATGTCGCTAGATGATTTTGTAGTAGAAGCTGAAGAAGAGCGTAAGGTCGAAGAGCTTAAAGCAACTATATCAAGATTGCACAAACAACTTGATAAAGAACGTGATAAGACTGCAACATTAGAAGCTGCGGTAACTAATGCAGTCAAAGATGCTATTGCTGATATTGATATACCAAAAGTAAAAGCACCTAAAAAAGATACACGTAAAAAAGGCGAAGAAGTTGCAGTAGCAGTTCTATCAGACTGGCAATTAGGAAAGATTACTAAATCCTATAACACAGAGATAGCAGCTGGTCGTGTAGCAGAGTTCGCTGAAAAAGTTGTCGAGCTTACTGATATACAGAGAGCTTCTCATCCAGTTAGGAAAGTTCACGTATGGGCTTTAGGAGATTTAATAGAAGGTACTGATATATTCGCTGGTCAACAATGGCTAGTAGATTCTGGACTTTATAGACAGATATTTAAAAATGGCGCAACAATGTTAGCTGATTTTCTTAGAACTATGTTAGCTAATTTTGATGAAGTACATTTTGTTGGTGTAATTGGTAATCATGGTAGATTAGGTAGATTTGGTCAACATCATCACGAAGATAATGGCGATAGATTTCTTTACGAAACAGTACGACTTATTCTTCAAGATGAAAAAAGAATTACATGGGATATACCAGAAGGTAGCGATGGAGATAGAGCATGGTTCGCAGTAGATAGAATCGGTAACTATAGTTCTCTACTTATTCATGGCGACCAGATACGAGGTTCATTAGGAATACCATTTTATGGAGTACGTAAAAAGGTATTAGGATGGAAAGCAGCTGCGATGGATGGACAAATGCCAGACTTTAAGGATGTAGCTTTTGGTCATTGGCATCAGATTTATCAACAAGAATATAATGGAATAACAGTACGATGTAGCGGCAGTACAGAAAGTTCAAATCATTATGCGCTTGAAAATTTAGCGGCACAAGGTAAACCGACCCAGAGATTAATGTTTGTGCATCCAGAAAAAGGATGGACAACAGTTGAATATCCAGCGGTCAGATTAGGACTAAAGGAGAAAAAATAATGGTCTATTGGAAAAATGCAGCTATTAGAGCAGCAAGAACTTTTGTACAAGGGTTCTTAGGCGGACTTGCTGGTAACTTAATGTTAAACAACGAATCCGAAATACTCTATGCAGCTTTTATAGGTGGCTTATCAGCTTTAATTTCGTTCTTACAAAACGTAATTGAAGATGCACCAAATAGTTTAGGCAATAATATACCAAAGGGATAGATGAGCTTGTATGCACGTAGGCGTGGAGTAAAAGGTCGAAAACCTAAAAAGAATTACGAAGAGCGGTTCTGCGCTTACGAAGCATGCACAACTAAATTATCAATTTACAACAAGAAAAAGTTTTGTTATACTCATACTAAACCAGTAAAACGCTGGTCTAAGTAATAAGAAAAAGAAAGGTAAAGCTTTCAGTCTTTTTACTTTAGTGTTTAAGAAATCACAGAAAGGTGTATGGATTAGACACTTGTACGTTAAAGCGTATTGTAGGGGTACAATACACAAAAAGAAAGACCACCTTGCGGTGGTCTTATCTTTTGTTGAGCTATTGCTAGTCCAACT